AGCAGATAACTGAGAAGTTAAGGCAAGTGTTCCAGTTGTTGAAGGCAAAGTAAAGGATTGACCAGAGCCATTAGCTAAACCAGATTGGGCAGTTAATACTCCAGTCGCAGTAAGTGAGCCTACCACAGTTACGCTACCAGTAGCATATAAAGCAGAGCCACCAGTCGCAGTAATACTAACCGCGTGATAACTCAAATTTGTGTGGTTAATTCTTAAGGAATTGCTTGCCGTTGTATTACTTAAATCTAAAGTTTCTGCAGTTAAGCCACTAGCAAAAATACCAGCCCCTAAATCTGAAAAAGTAATTTTGTTTGCCCCTTGCTTTTGAATAGTGAAAGGCGCAGAGGTCGAAGCAGTTTCGTTATTAATTAAAACCCCGTAACCACTACCGCTAGACTGGATATTAAAAGCCCTTCCAGCTGAATGAGTAATTTTTATTCCATCTCCAGTTGAACCGCTTTGTGTAATTCCTAAAGCTATACCGCTATTTGTATTTACAAAGGTTGCGACCGTACCAGTAAGCCCTCCGTAAAAAGTGATATTAGCACCGCCTCCAGCTCCCAAGTTTGCTACTTGAGTACCATTGTTTGAATTTAAAGATAACCCACCAGAGCCTACCGCTTTGACTTGGTTTACTATTGCGATTCCAGCCGTTATATTATTACTTCCTAAGTTTACAGCTCCAGTCGCTCCAGTGTATGGAACGTAAGATCCTAAATCTGAAACTAAAGCAACCGTTCCCGATGCGCTCGGGAAAGTATAGTCATAGTTTGCAGTTGTACTAAAAAGAAGTTTATGATTCCATTGATTAACTGGAATTTCCCATCCAGTGTTCAATGATTTTATTACATTATAAAGGTCGTTTCCATCTTTAAAACCTACACCAATATCCACAAAAGGTGCTTGCTGAAAAGTTTTAGAGCCAGTAATTGTCTGAGATCCTGCTAATTTAACTACCAAAGAATCATCTGCTGGAGTATAACCCAGGGCAGTTGAAATCTGGCCACTTGTTACTGCGTTTGTAATTACACCAGTGCTACTATTGTAAGAGATGCCAGTGCCAGCAGATAGAGCAGCTCTTGCTCTTAGATCAGTAAAGTATTTGTTTACTGGGCTTGCAAGCTCCTGGATGTCATCCGTATCCAAAACCACTGCACCCACTAATGTATTAACAGAGGAAACACCAGAACCGATTGCAGTTCCAAGATCTGAAATAGTAGTTTTAAATAGTTGGCCAGTAGTAGCATCTGCAATTGGGAATAAATCTCCAGATGCAATGGATGGCTTACTTACTAATTGGTTTAATTTTTTATTTGCCATTTAGAGTGGATAGTTAAAATTTGTTGGAATTTGGCATCTGTCTGTGAGCATTGGATAATTGACTACAATATCCATTTTTACACCAGCCAAATAATCCTTTTCATCTTCAGTAAAAAATTCAATGCTTACACTTTCATCTATATCCCAGTTGAAATTTGGATGGCGCAACATTGAAAAAACATCTTGTGCAATTAATAGCTGATCAGATAGCACTTCTGTTTCGTTTGATTCATCTTGAATCTGGCGATCTAAAAAGAAGAAACTAAAATTCAAAGACAATGTCTTTGCTGCAATGCTTGATCCAGTCAATGTGAAAAAAGTGGCTGGATAGATATTATCAGTCTGCGCTAAGAATTCCCATACATCACCGAAATAAACAGTATTAATTTGGTCGTGAGCTTGCGCTATTTCCTTTATTAATGCCACTGTTTGATTGAGTGTCAATTGCCTTTGTGCTGCCATTAGATTGCGATTCCAAATAAACTTTTAGTTTATCTATGTTTTTTTTTGTGTATGCTTTAGGCATATATTAATAGTTTGGACTGATTCCAAATTGTCCCTGATATTTTTCTTCAAATGAAATTGGATTTCTACTGCTGAAATCAATATCATCTCCTAGCCACATTGATGCAGAATAAGCATCACGCTCTGGTCTAATCTTATCAATACCTATTCCAAAATTCACATATTGAGGATACTTCCCCAATGAAGCATTCTGGCGAAGATATTTGATTGTTCTTTGCTTGTAGAATTCTGCTCTTGCTCTGTAACGGTTTGCTACATCAATAAGCTCCTGCATATCTGGCACTAAAGTATTATCAGATGATTTACGCACCAAGCCTTTGTTGTAGAACTGGTAAGACAATCCAACTGGCAATTCAGATAGAACAAAGTAAACCAAAGTAGTAGTCACAAAATCATCTAATAATGTGACTTCATCAGCGTTTAAATCATTGGCCACAATGCCATTTTGTAATCTTTCGTATAGATTAGATCCAAGCAATGGCAAAACGTACATATCTTGTGCAGTGGCAATCTCTGGCAAAATCAATTTATCATCGATATTTGCGTGGAGGCCAGTGCGCTCTTTGATTGTATTTACTGAAATGAATAGTGTATTTTTCATTTTAACCTTTTTTAACTACGATTTGTGATTGCCAGATATGTCTGCATGATGGTGAATGTTCACCACTTGGTTCTGTCCACCAGCCACCTCTACGATCAAATACTGAATATCCTAATCTTGCAGAAATCTGTTCTATTTCAGAGCGTGAATAAAGTTTATCTAAGCTCATTAAACGTGCGCAGAAAGGTCTACTTGGATGCGCTGATGTGTTACGCTGTGCCACTGTAATTTCGTTTCTCCATTCGTAAGAATATCGCATTAAGATAGTAGTGGTATCTGCTTTAGGAGCTGGCAATTCTGATAGTGGCTTTGGCAATGATCTCTCAATTGTAGATCCTACAGATTTGGTTTTAATATATCCCTTATTTAGCAATCCAGCTAAAATTCTGTTTATTATTGCTACATCCGTTTTGGTAATAGATGCCAAGACTTCTGGTGTTACTCTTTTATCTTTTTGGATTAAGTCCAAAATATTAGCTTCCAATTTGCTTAGTTCAATAGTAGCAAATTCAAAATTCATTGATTCTTCTAAATCACTTGGAGCATCACCGAAAACGTGTCTTGATTGTAGCACTGTGTAATCTTGCTTACTTTCACCAAATTCAGCGAATACATTTAATACTTCATCTTCTGAAAAATTAGATCTCAATACAACTGGTGCTTCTTCAACTGGTACACCAGGGATGTTTTGCCCTTCTGCCTCCGCTGGTAATCCAATTAATGAACGGATTTCATTTGGAGTCATAGATTCAAGAACCTTGTTTGCAACCAAAGGTGATAATGAGTTAATTGCATCAGTCACATCTTGTGAGCTAGTAGACAATTTTTCCTCTATTGCTGGTAAGCCTAATTTATTTCTGATTTCATCCTTAGTCATGTTAGCAACATAAACCGAAGAATCAAATTCTAAACCGATTGGCTCTACTGGAACTATTTCAAGTTCTGCCGTAGCACCTCGTAGTTTGGCAAGTACGTTGAATACTTGCTCCAAATATACTTGCTTATCATTTACATAAGTGTTTTTAAAGATCTCATAAGAATCACGCATTTGCTGTCTTGATCCCAACTGCCCTGGTGTTGAAATACCAAATAGATCTGGAGCAGTAATTTGATGACCAGCGTATAAATTCTGCTGAATGATTTTATCTACGTTGCTGAAATCCTCCTTTGTAATGTCTGAAGCTCCTAGATCCTCAATGATTGGCTTGCGTGAAGCATCATTTACAAATGACAGAATGAATTTCTTTCCATCTGATCCAGCAAATCTATCCGTGAATTTACGTTCTACAGAACGCTTTTCATCATCAGTTGGCTGGCCATCTGGTAGAGTAATTAATTTAGATGCGCTGAATCCAGTTTGGGCATTTCCTAAAACGTGCTTCGAAACCTCAATATCTGATTCAATGTAATTCAATGCGCCGAAGTAACCAGGCAAAGCATAAGATTTTAAATCTGGTCTGTACTCTTTTAGGTACATAATCTGCTTTCCTACTCTATAAGTTGTATTGAATGCGTTTAATACATCTCTGCCATACTTTTTATCCATCCAATTATCAGAATACCAGAACTGGGTATTGTCATCATTGGTTCTAATCTTTGTATAGTCAACATGGTAAACTTCTGCAATATTATCTCCGCTTTCTGACCAGATCACCTCTAAGTATCCACCACCAAAAAGCTCAATGTCTGTTGATAGCTTACGCAAAACCTCTGTAAGTGATTCGTAGCCGTTTGGTTGCTTGATAAATTGATCAGCAATAGGATCAGATCCCTCTTTGATTTTAAAGCCATTACCTACAATGTAGTTGACTTTGCCTTTGATGATAGCATTGTGCTTCGCAGATTTATTAAATAGATCTACCAGGTAATTGGGATAATCGTTTTTAAAGCCAAATTCTATATAGCCTCCACCTTCACCTTTTTTCTCTTTATACTCTGGCTGCCTTGCTTCTTGAAAAGACAAAACCATCAATTCATTACTCATATATCTCTAACTTTATAAGTGTTATTTACGTTGGTATAGGTATTGAATTCAAATTGTGTAGAATCGTTAACCGTTAATTGGCCTTTCTCTACTATACCAGTGGCCAATGTAGGATCTAAATTTGTAGTTGAAGTCTGTTCATAAACTATATAGCTCCATTCTCCATTTGTTGAATTGGCAAATTTGCTATTAGTAGTAAATAAAAACTTGTTAAATCTTAATGATGCGTTTGTAAGATCAGTATTGCCTAAAATTACAAACTTGACTACCTCATTTGTAGTTCTGGATGTGCAAACCCAAAGATAATTTGGTGATTGCAGTGTGCACTTTTCTGTAAGTGTCACGACAATAGTATCAATATTTCCTTTCGTAAAATGTAGCATCTTATTTATAAATAGCAAAGAGCAAATTAATTACATAAAAAAAAGGGGAAGCATCTGCCTCCCCCTAGTCTATCAACCAAACGACTATCTTTTAAGCTGTTAAGCCTGCAATGATACCCGATGCCACCTCTGGTGCTAGTTCTTGCTCCATTGCAGAGAATGTAAGCGTATAGCCAGAGCGATCACCTTGCGCTGTTCCAGTCGCTCCAGAGCCACCAGTTAAGTTGATACCAGCTACTTTGCCTAAGTACCAATATTTACCATTTGCATCACCTACTACTGCTACTAAAATATTCTTAGCAAGCAATAGAATTTCGTTACGTGTGTTTGCTTGTAACTTATTTAAAATGATTGACAATTCTTGTGAATAATACACAGTTCCATTTTGCACGTTTGCATTAACGTTTTCAGTTAATGAAGATGTAGCTGGAACTAGCTCATATTTGCGGAAAACCTTTCCAGCAGATTTAGTGATCGCAGAGATCACACCACTTGCTTGAGTAACTGAAGTTACGTTTGGTTTCTCAATAAAATAAACTTCTGTAATACCACCTAAAGAATCACGACAATCAAGCGCATAACCTTGTGTTAAAGCACATCCTGACCAAGCCATATAATTTTCTTTTAAAGTGTTAAAATTAGGGGAGTCCAAACCAATGGAAGCTCCCCGAACCTATTTGTAAGATTAAGCCAAGATGAAATCTACGATCTCTTGAGGGAAAGCGAAGTTTACACCCATTTTGAATTCAGATACAAAACGAACTTGATCAGCTTCTTTAGCGTAGAACAATTCAAATTTCTCTTCTTCATTCAACAAGTCAGTACCTAAGAACAAGTTAGAAGCACGCATTGCGTAAATCTTGTTAGTTCCATTCAAACCTTGTAAAGTTACTACCTTGATAGTTGTGCCTGGTAATACGAATTCATTGTCTGCCTTTACATCAACATTGTAAGCAAATAAGTTTGCGTTTTTCAATGCGATTGTGTAAGTGCGGAAAATATCCATACCTACTGCGATCACTACATCATCGTAAGAAACGATTTCAGCAGGAAGTGCTTTGTAAACTGAATCTAAAACTGCAATTACGTTTGAAGTAGTGATACCAGCTGAAGCAGCTAATGGTGTACCGTAGTAAGTTGTAGTATTAGCGTGAATTACAGAAGCAGAAGCCGCAGCGATTAACTTTACAAAACCATCAAACTTGTTTAAGTTTACGTTTGCAGAAGCTGTATCACCTTGCCAGATACCGATCTCTAATTGAGAAGCGATTTTCTCTGCTTTGCGTTGTGCAAATTCTTCAGCAAATACAACTGAATCATAAGTAGATCCAGCTGGTAATGCTTGCTGTAAATACTTCTTATTCAAATCTTTAGGGCATAAAGCCTCATTTACCTTGATTGGCCCAACTGTCACAGTACGTTGTGTGAAAGTAGTAGAACCAGATGCAGTGAAACCACATGAAGTACCATCTTGGAAGATAGCATCAGTGTCCATGATGTTGATAGTCTCTGAAGACTTCACACCTACCATAACGTTTCCTTGTGCCTTAATTAGGGCAGCAGTTTTTGCGCCTAATACAGAAGAAACTACCAATTCTTGTGCATTTTGGATTGTATAATCCGTTAATGCTGATACGTTAAATCCCATTTTTTTGTTTGTTTTTTAATTATTTAATTGCTTTTAATCTCTCTAATAAGCGATTCTCTTTTGAAGCTCTTGATTCGCCAGCAGAGAATGCTGTTCTTGGAGCTTGCGTAGGCTCTACGCTTGGTAACTTTGATAAGCCTTCAACAATTGCAATTAGTTCTGCAAATGCTTGATTGAACTTATCTTCCATTTTAGACAATAATACTTTTAAGTCTTCATTCATCATTTTTAAAACCTCAATTTCGGTTTCAATTTCAATAAATTCTGCACCCATCATTGCTGGCTCTGGCATTGTGTCAGCTGGTTCTTCTGAAATTGTTTCTTCTACTTCTGGAGATGTGATTGACATAATCTTTCCAGATTCTACCATCATCTTAGTTCCATCTGCCAATTCATACTCACCATCTGGACATGGTGAAGTGTTACCACTTTCATCTGCCAGCATAGCATCTGCTCCAATTTCTAAAGCCGTTAATTCGATTTTAGAACCATCTTTTAGATCATATGTCTCAAATGACATCTTAGTCTCTTCAGCTGGTGCTGGAACATCTGCAACCACTACCTGGCCTTCTTCTGCGAATAGGGCTTTGATTTTGTTTAATGCTTCTGTTGCGTTCATTTTACTTGTTTGCTTTTGTTTATAAATAAATTAATTGAAATACATTATCGTTTAAGAAACTTGCTCTAGGATGTTTATAATCTTTCCTAGCAATTGATCAGCCATTTCTACAGCCTTTTCTTGTTT